GAAAACACAAATTGGGATACGGCTTACACTCATTCTCAAAATAATACTCAGGCTCATACTGACTATATGTTAAACACTGGAGATACTGCAACCGGAGATTATGCTTTTGATACTTCTGTCCTAAAAATTGATGCAGCAAATGATAGGATTGGAATTGGAACTGCCACACCCGGCGCAATTTTAGATGTTAAAGGAGTCGCAGCCACAGATTTACCCACTTATTCAGAGGAGTTCCTCGACGCTGATAACTGGACGAGCGCAGACTGGACTGGAAGTTGGGCTGCGGGCTGGGATCATACTCCCGGTAATGTCACAGCTTTGTCTCATGACCACGCGGCTGTAAGTGCAACAAAATATCAAATTACATATACTGTTTCTGGCAGGACAGCGGGAGAGTTTTCTATCACATTTGGGGGGGTAACTTCTCCACTTTTAGCAGGAACTGGTGCTTGGGGTCCAACTACCACAGGTGTAGGCGTTCTCACAATCACGCCATCTAATCTGTTTGATGGAGCTATAATTATTTCAATCAAATCTTTAACTGCAGTTTCTTCACCATTAGTGAGATTAGTCAGCTCGAATGGGACAGCGAGGACAGAAATGAGGGCAGTGAGTGGGAGCACGTGCGTTTATGTAGGAAACAGTGCAGGAAGTTATAACACAACTGCATCAAACAATGTAGGGATAGGTTCTAATGCTCTTTATAAAACAACAACTGGACATACAAACATGGCTCTTGGAGCAAATTCTCTATACTCAAATGATACAGGCTACCAAAATGCAGCGATGGGAGCTACAAGTCTATACTATAATGAAACGGGCTACAGCAACACTGCAATAGGATATTATGCTGGAAGCTTAGCCACCGGCTCAACTCATAATCACACTTCAAATAACAGCATTTATATAGGATATGGGGCTGGGGCAGGAACTGATGGAAATACTAATGAGATTGTTATTGGAAATAATTTTTATGGAAATGGAAGCAACAGCGTCACTATTGGAAATTCATCTGTTGTTTTGACCTGTCTGAGGAAAAAAACCGGTGTTGGAACTGTTGCACCCGACGCTCCTTTTGAAGTGGAGACATCAACAACAGAAGCATTGCAGGCAATTACAATAGACCAAAATGATGAAGATGTTGCTTTTATAGATTATCAGGGAACATCAGCAGCAGATGCTTCAAAAAATATCTCTACAAGAAACGGAGATGGAAGCGTTGAAGGTCCGAAGAACTTCTCCGCTTCTGCAGGTTGGGCTTTTGCAGGCATGATCAAGATTGAAGTAAATGGGACTGCTTACTGGACTCCTTATTATTCTGTTGATACTTCTTGAGTATATATATCCCCGACAGCCTCGCGTGAAGCTTATAAAGTTCTTTTCCTCTACTTAGGTATGCAAAAAATTTTAAAGAAAACTACTGCTGAAAAGCAGGCTGAATTCATCAAAAGAGAAAAACTTGTTGAGATTGAGGTTAAATACCCTCAGAAGGTTTTTGATGATGAAGGAGACGAAATCTGCATCATCTATGCAGGCGGACTATACCATATCAATGGTAAATATTATGCAAGGGGGAGAGAATTATGAGAACAAGCGTAATTTTGGAAGAGATAGGCACAAAGATTGCTAAGGGTTCAGGCAGGGAATACCATAGCTGCAAAACATCTGAGGGAGTAATGAACTGCTTCGAGGGCAAGATTGTTTTAGAATTAATGAAGAACTTAGGAAAGAGCGTCGATATTGAAATCGAGGAAGCAAGTGGATTTAAGAACATAAGAAAGTTTTATGGGGTTCCTGAGATTCAAGATGTTAAAAATGAATCTCCATCACCTACCACAGGCGCTCCAACTAACCGAGAGACTACCATGTATACAAGCTATGCCAAAGATGTTTTTATTACTCTTAGAGAAGCAGAAATGTTTGTGGCTTTGACAAATAAAGAATTAATGGAGTCAGCAATAGCCTTAGTCAGGCAGGCAAGAGAGGCTTTCAAATGAAACTTAAAATAGAAGGATTAAGATGTATTGGTTTAGAAGATAAACCAAAGAAAGACGAGAGACTGCTTGAAGGTTGGGAAGCAGAATGGCTGATTGAAAATGACTTTAGGATATTTGAAGATTTAAAGAAATTTATATACTACAAATTAGCCAATGGTAGATATGTGTGGGTCAGCAGGCTTGACAACGGTTCTTGTGTCGATGGCGACGGCTGGAGCTTGGACTTCGACGACGGGGTTCGTGGGGTGATTGTATGCAAGAAGTAAGCCATTTCAACAATATCTCTAAGCCGCCCAAGCACCGCAAAGCTTTTATTTTAGCTTTACTTTTGAAACGCCACAGCGTTTCAAAGGCCTGCTCATACGCTTGGGGTATGAGGGCTTAGAGAAGCCTCCAAATAAGCCTGTGGTTGCATTATTTTTCTTTCTTAGTTATCTACCATCAACTTAACCTAAAAGCGTTTAAATCGCTTGCATTTGCTTCGCTTTATATATGCAAGCTAAATTTAAAGGCTTTTGGTTGTTGATGTTGAGCCAAGCCATAGGTGGCTTTGCTTATGATGAATGGCTTCTGGCTTGGCATAGCACCCCCCCATAAGCCCCCCCTCAAGGGGGGGCTCTGAGCTCGCTTCGCTCGCTCAGCTTCGCTCAGCTGTTGATACTATCAAAAAACAACATAAGCGAGTATTAGTTTTATGGGTTATATTTATGGTGCGAACCCTGACAAAAATTCCTAAAAACACTATGGGTAGTGTAATCTCCACAGGAAATTTGAGGTTATCAGCGAAGCTAAAACCTCTTTTTTTTTAACCTCTATTTCCTATGGAAAACGTTTTTAGGATAGTCTACTATAGGTATGGTATGTAAGTATGTAATGTAATTACATAATACTTATATAGTAGTATGTCTTCGTTTTGTTCCATAGGAAATCAAGGGGTGTGAAATGAAGAACAAAACAATAAGCTTAACTGATGAGATGTATATAGCTGTCGGCGCTGAAAAAAATGCATCAGCGCTAATTGATAAACTTTTAAGACAACATTTTCAGATTTCCACTGGAAAATCTATTGAAGAATTACATATGGAAGTTGAAAAACAAAGGGGTGAACTGGACAAAATGGTGCAAATTAAAGAGAAGGAAATCCAAAAAGTAGAGGAAAACATCACTAAAGTTGAGACCGAAGAGCTAACTTTACAGGAAAAAGATGCAGAAATCGTGCTAAAAAAAGAAAAAAGGATCGATTCTGTAGCAAAATTATTCAAAAAAGAGCTTGGTTTTGAGTTAAAGCGTGAAGAATTGGAGAAATATCTCTATCTTTTGGACGCAAACCAAACAGACTTTTTCATGTATGCAGATGAGATGAAGTTCAAATATCTACACGCAACATGATTTTAGATGGTTGGCAGCAGCAAGTATTGGACACAGAAGGAAATATCTGCCTTAGAAGTGGAAGACAGGTTGGAAAGTCAACTGTTATCTCAATAAAGGCTGCTGAGTTTGCTGTCAACAATCCCGGAAAAGTTATTATGATTGTTGCGAGTGTTGAAAGGCAAGCTCTTCTTCTCTTTGAGAAGGTCTTAAGTTATCTTCATGATTATCGTAAGGAGTTCTTGAAAAAGGGGAAGGATAAACCAACAAAACACAAAATAACTCTCAACAACAAGAGCACTATCTATTGTTTGCCAACCGGACTAAGCGGCTATGGAATAAGAGGTTATACTGTTGATCTGCTAATCGCAGATGAGGCTGCATTCATTCCCGAAGAAGTATGGACAGCTGTGACTCCTATGTTGGCTGTTACAGGGGGAAAAATAATTTTATTATCTACTCCGTTTGGAAGAGGCGGATTTTTCTATCGCTGCTTTCAGGATAATTCTTTTACAACGTTCCACATCTCAAGCGAAGATTGTCCAAGAAAAGATGTGGATTTCTTAAGAAAAGAAAGAGAGCGTATGACTAAAGCGCAGTATGCGCAGGAATATCTGGGAGAATTTGTTGATGAATTAAGGCGTTTCTTTCCAGATTCACTTATCTACTCGTGTATGATTTCCTTAGGGGAGACTCTGCCGAGCGCCGAAGAGGTTTTGGCTAACCCCCTTGTGCCTCTCGGCGACAATTTTCTCGGCGTAGATGTAGCCCGTATGGGAGAAGATGAGACTGTGCTTTATTCGGTATGCAGGATTAAGCGAGATGAGCTCGTAGAAATAGAATTAGAGATATCTGAGAAAAATCTCCTGCCAGATATTGTTAGAAGAATCAAGCACGCAGACTCAAGATTTAACTATAAAAAAATCTACATAGATGATGGTGGATTAGGAAGCGGGGTATTTGACCCGCTCATGGAAGATGAGCAGACAAAAAGAAAAACAATATCTATCAACAATGCTGCGCGTTCTCTTGACGTCGACGAGAAAAGAAGAAAAAAACTTATGAAGGAAGATTTATACACAAATCTTCTGAGACTGATGGAGCAGGGAAAAGTAAAACTCAAAAAAAACACAGACACTATTTTATCTTTAAAGTCAATTCAATATGAGTATGATGAGAAAAAACAATTAAGGATTTTCGGAAACTATACTCACATCACAGAAGCTCTAATAAGAGCTGCGTGGTGCATGAAAGACAAAACTTTAAATATTTGGATATGCTAAGAGAAAAACATGGGTCACACTGGAATATTTGCAACAAAAGCTGAATGCGATGCAAAAGCCGGAGAGAAAGTTGATGCTACAGGCTGGACAGAAGCAAACATCAACGCATGGTGCTTGCAGATAGAATGTTTGATTAATGTGACTACCAGAAAAAACTGGAGTGATGCTTTCGCAGCATTGAGTGTTGATGTTAAATATATTCTTTCAGAGGTAGCATCTAATCTCGTGGCAATCTATGGAATTTCTTACAACCTCGCAGGCTATACGTCGAGGGTTGAAGCAGAGGACATGATTAATGTTTTAAGAGATGCAGCCTTGAGAGGACTGTCAGTCTTGAAGAATGTTGAATGTCAGAGGTTCATGACAGGTGCTTAAGCATGGCACATGATTTTAAAAACTTTCCTGAACTAACAAATTCTCAAATGCAGCTTTATTATTTTGATAGCCCGCACAAACAGATAATAGAAAATTTCTCTGCTCGTGTTGTTAAAGTCCACGACGGAGATACAGTAACTTTAAGATGGACAGAAAGAGATTTTGATTTTCCATTAAGGTTTATAAATATTTCAGCTGCTGAATTGAAAGATGAAAATGGTTATGAAATCCCGGCAGGACAGAGGAGCAAGAGCTGGCTCGAAGGTATCTTATTAAACAAAGATGTTGATATTATCATTAAAGGTTCTAACAGAGTCGACAAATGGGGAAGGCTTTTAGGGATTGTAATCTGTAATGGAATGGACGTCGGGGAAGAAAGTATAAACGCAGGTCAGGCTGTGCCATGGAGTTTAAGAGCAGATGGACAGATGGAAGACTTTGGAAAGGAGCTGATAAAACAATGGTCTTGAGCTCTGATAATATTTTTAATCCTTTTCCAACCTCTGATGTTTTAGGGAATGGATTGGGAGCAAACTCTTACGCTAAATTGATGCAAGATGAATCTACCATCATATGGAATGATGTCGGAATAGGTATTGTTCCTATCGGTGCGGTTGTTGCATGGCTCAAGTCTTTAGGCGGAGTAACCCCTGCCTTAATTCCAAGCTTTGTAGAATGCAACGGACAGGTCTTAGCCGACGCTGATAGTGTCTATAATGGAGTTACAATTCCAAACTTAAATGCTTCTGGCGGTGGAGCGAAACGTTTTTTAATGGGTTCAACTTCTTCAGGAACTACAGGCGGAGCAAGTGACCATAGTCATACTTACACAGAAAATTCAAGGGGAACAGATGCACCGGCGGGGAATTGTTTAACCTCAATCGGTGGGGGAGCAACAACAACTTTGCCACCTTACTATGAGATTGTCTGGGTGATGAGGATAAAGTAAAATGGGAGAATACACAATATCAAATGCAGACACTGGTTCTTTAGCAACTGCTGTAACTGATTATAGCGTAGATGCTGAAACTACCGACGGTGCAGAAGATATTGAATGGACTAATTCTAACTGGAGTCAGCAACTCGGATATTATAAGAAAATTCCTGAGTTAAGAAATGCTGTTGATGCTCTTGCACGTTGGACAATAGGTAAGGGTTTTACTTCTAATGAAATCACTATGATGACTCTTGGCTCTATTAAAGGCAATGGAAAAGACACTTTCAATTCTATTCTAAAAAATCTTAAAAGAGTATGTGATACGGGTGGAGACTCTTTTGCTGAAATCATCAGAGATGAAGATGGATTTTTGATAAACTTAAAACCTTTAGACCCGAGTATTGTTACCATCGTCGGAAACAGCAAGGGATTAATCAAAGGGTATAAGGTCAGACACAAGAAAGGAGATACTGAAAAACTGTTTAAGCCTGAGGAAATTTTCCATTTATCAAGAGAAAGAATTGCTGATGAAATTCATGGAATAAGTTTAATCGACGCTGTTATAGATGTCATTCTTATGAGAAATGAAGCTATGGCTGATGAGAAGATTTTAATGCACAGGCACGTCAAGCCAATTTTTATTCATCACCTCGATACAGATAATGCAGCAGAAATAGCAATTTATAAAGCAAAAGCTGACCGAGCTCATGCAGAGGGAGAAAATATTTATGTCCCTAAGGGTTCTGTTGAGATTGAATTAAGTGCAGTCCCTGCAAATGCAACTTTAAATCCTCTTCCATGGATTGATAGATTGAATAGTTATTTTTATCAGATTACAGGAGTTCCCCAAATCATCGTCGGTGGAAGTCAGGAAATGACTGAGGCTACAGCTAAGATAGTTTATTTAGCTTGGGAGCAGACTGTAGAAGAAGAACAATTATATTTAGAAGAGCAGGTCTTAGCTCAGTTAAATTTAGAGATTGAGTTAGAATTTCCTGCAAGTTTGAAGAATGAAATCCTTGCATCTCAGGAAAAATCTGAGACTATGCAGGCTTCAACGCCAGAAGATACAAGCGTGACAAATATGGAGAGTCAGAATGGCACTAAAGTCTAAACTAAACCAGAGGTTAGTTCCTGTTGGAAGGCAGGGAAGCGGGACTGTTTCCATAGTTTCAGATAACAAAACAGGCGGTGAGACTGCAACTTATACAAATCAAAAAGGGCAGACTACTTCTTCAAGTTCTGGCGGCGGTGCTACTATTCCAAATGTTTCTACAGCAAATCCAATAAACACAGGAAGCTCAAATGCTTATGGTAATTTAATCGCAAATCCTTACAGTCCGGAAAAATCAACAGATTTAGGTATGACTAAACTACCTCAGGAAGCTATTGACTCAAGAGGTGGAGTTTCTACTCTTAAAGAGAGTGCTATGATCCCTGCGGGATATAGCAAAAATCGTATTACAGGGAGTATAGAGAAAAACCCCACATTGTTGCAGAGTGCAGGAGAGGGAGCTCTTGCCGCTGTGACTTGGGGAATTGCAGGTTTAGCAGAAATGGCTATATCTTCCACAGCAAGTTCTGCAATAGGAAAAGCTGCTGCAGGTGCAAGTGTAAAAAATGCTATTGAATTTGAGGTAGGAACTTCTGCAAAAAGAATAGCAGTAAATACTGTCAATGCTGCAAAGACAACCTCATTCTTAACTAAAGTGGCGAGCACAGCAAAAAATCCTATGTTTGTTGCTTCTACAATCGTGGGAGCTATCGGAAGTTATCCTTTTGCAGGTTTTATAAAAGAAGAAGCGCTGCAAACCTTAGGTTTTGGAATTAATGTAGCAAGACAGAATGGGGATATAGAAGGAGCTAAGAAAGCTCTCGAACAAACAAAAGAGGTTTTAAATCCTGATGTTTGGAGCAAAATATTAAATGCAATCCCTTATGCAAATGTCTTGGCAAATCTAAAAGATTTTTATGAGGCAGCTACAACAAAGTTAGAAATCGATGCTAAAAATATTGAAGAAATGCAAACTAAACAAAGCGCAGATGTAAACGATGCTGGTAATTGGGATAAGATTTATGAAGAAAATAAAACAAGAAGGGAGCAGGAGAGAATTGAAGAAGCTGATTATTATGCTCAGATTGCAACTCAGCAAAAACAAGCTAAAGAACAGGGAAGAGCCGAAGATGAGGCTTACTGGAATGGAATTTATGAAGAGGCAGCTGCAAGAACTGCTGAGAAAGAAAAAGCTTGGTTGAAGTGGCTTGCAGATTATCAGAAATGGAAAGATGAAAACACGTCTTCACACTTAAGCTTTGGAGGGCTTTTTAAATAATGGCTAATAAAAAATGTAAGGAAAACCAGAGAAAAGAGATAATGTGGAATTTAATAAATTCTACTCTCGCCGGTGCTTTGGTTTTACTTGGAAACTTAATGTCCGGCGGCATAACTATTGGCGGAGTTGCAACTGCTTTAGGAGCAGCTTTAGTAATCGCAATCACCAAATTTAAGACATATTGGGAAACTCAGGAAAAAGAATATCAGGGCAAGGTCATGGTGCTAATATGAGTGAAACAAAAAATAAAATTGATGAGGCTAAAGAACTTCTTGGAGCTCTTGAAGCCAAAATCATCGAGGGAAAAGAAATTATCGAAAAGGCTGAAAGACTAAAGTCTGAGGAAATTTTGAGCGGTAAAGCACCCGCAGGTCAGGAGCCACCTAAACCTCTTGAAGAAAATCCTAAAGACTATGCTAAAAGAATCATGGCAGGGAAAAATGGTTGAGGAAGATTTAGGAATTAAGATTGGAAGTCCTCTTGAGGTGCTATGGACAAATGTTAAAAAAGCTGCTGAGAGTGTGATCACAAACTGTGAGAATGAGTTGATTATTCAGAGGGAGATTCTTAAGATTGCCGAGCAGAAAATAGAGGAAACTAAACTCAAGTAATTCAGAGGTCGCAGGCTTCCTCATCTTTCTTTCGTTTCTAAATCCGGTAATGTTCAAAACTATGTGTCAACGAAAGCTTTAAATATCTGAGGGTATTTTGAGAGTGCATGGCTGATGAAGCAGTATTGATGGTTGAAACTGAATTGCCCGTAGCTTTTAAATGTGCAAATGCAACAGGGATAGCTAAAGGTGCAGTCTGTAAATTAACAGAAAGTATGACAGCCATTATCGGCTCAGGTGCTAAAGATCCACTGGCAGGAATTGCCGCAGCTGAGAAAATTGCTTCTGATGGTAATGTTACAATTCCAATCTACATGGCGGGTATCTTTAAAGTCACAGCAGTAGCTGCTATTTTAATCGGTGCTCCAATTTCTTTGAGTGCAACTGCAAACAGATTTCAAACTGCAACAGGTTCAAATGGTGCAACTGTAGCAGGGTATGCTTTAGAAGCTCCAACCGGAAACGGACAGACTTTCTTGGCAATGATAAGAATTGGGACCGGGGGAGAGTTAGCTTAAGATGGTTGACAAATCCGGTGAGGCTGAGATTAGAGGAATTAACATAGACAAGTTAGCTAAAGGTTTTGCTGACGAGGATAATATTCTTAAAAAATTTGTTGTAAATTCAACAACCAATTCAAGAGAGATAAGATGGTATCAGAAAACTGCAGGGTTCTTAGACACTGCCACAACAGATGATACAGCAATCTCTTTGATGTATAACACTGCTCAGAATGCAAGACCATTCATAACTGAACAGTCTTGGACAAGGCAGACTTCTTATGTTAAAAAATTCTTTGTAGAATCTCCAATGATTTCAGAAGAAGATATCAAAGACTCAGACATAGATGTCCTTGCTACAAATGTAAGGGATTTAGTCAGAGCTGTAGAGAGAAAAGTAGACTTAAGGATTTTCTCAATTTTATTTAATTGTCTTGAGGCAACACCAACTCAGCCTTTAACAAATGGAGCAGTTACTGTTCAAACAACAGCTGCAACTGATGAGTGGGACGTTGTTGCTACAATGGATCCAATCAAGGACATCTTGAATGGAAAACAAAAAATCAGGTCTTATGGTTATAACCCAGAGGGTTCAATCTTAGGAATGAATTCGGTGGAGCATAAATTATTATTATCCTATCTAATCAATGTAAAGGGTTCTTCTATACCTGCATTTGCTTCTCAGAAAATGGAGAGCGGAGTAGTTATGGAAATCTTAGGCTGCAGAGTTGTAGTCAGCGAGAACTTTACTACAGACTGGGTATACCAATGGGTGCCAAGCAGAGCTGCAACATGGAAGGCTTTTATGCCAATCTCAACTGCAGTAATCACTGAGCCCGGAATTGGAAGAAAAATAAGAGTCTGGGAAGAGGGAGAACTTTTACTCACAGACCCTAAATCTGTTCATGTAATTTCTAACACGGTGACCTAAATGGTGACCACCTACACATACACAGGGAATGTAAAGGATTTAAGAACTGCTCAGGACGCTTTCACAATAACAAACTATACAAACGATGTAGCCATGGATTGTAATGCTGCATCTGATGCTGAAATCTGCGATGTTCTTGCTACTCTGATAAAACTCCTTATTGAACAGGGAATCATCAAAGGGAGTGTAGCTACAGCATGACTGCAGGCGATATTAAAATCAGGACTGGTGAACTTGGAGACTCGTTTTCCGGAGTTGTCTGCAATGGTGCAGATGATTATATGGCTATTGCCGCATTGGGAGCTCAGCAGGCAGGAGCTGCAGACGTTGTTGGAACAATCTCAGGGTGGATAAACATACCAAACATAACAGGTTCTTATTGTATGTTTTCTCTTGGAGACACCAACGCTGATGAGTATCTTCAGCTAAGTATAGTTGCAGGAAAATTATCTGCAGCTTGCACAGATGGCGCAGCTGCACGATGGGCTACTGCATCTACTAATGTTGTTATAACTCCTCACAAATGGCATCATATTGCTTTGGTTCATACAGGCGGAGCTACTGTTGGAAGACCATTTTTATATGTTGATGGCGTGAGGGTTGCTCACACCGATACTGTAACAACAGATTTAACAGAGTGGACAAATGGATTGACTGGTCTTGACAATGCTTCAATAGGAATTTTATCACAAAACACCTCTACAACTTTAGATTTTCTTGGAGCAATATCTTATGTAAAATATGCTACCGGAATAGCAGCCTCGGGGGCTGACTGGACTTCTACACAAGTCAAGCAAGAATACGATTATAGGGCAGGAAAAGGTTCTGGTTCTGGTGTAACCACTGGTGTGTTATGCACATGGACTTTAAATAATTCTTTAGTTGAATCAACAACAGGCGGCGGAACTTATGACTTAACAGCAACAAGCGATGCTCAGTTTGATTTAGAGTATTCTAACATGACTTCTAAATTAAGATTGCTTGCACCCGTAGTTGCAGATGATATCAGCATAGTGCCTCATGGAATGAATGGAGCATTTACTGCAGTTGTTATTAAGGCTGCATAAAGTTTAAATATTTCTTAATCTTTTGTTTTGCATGACGTCAGGCGGAAAAGGAACTAAGGAAATTGCTACAAGATATCCATGCGTCGACGGAATAATTGCAGGAACTACAACACAAAAAGGACATGAAGAAAATTTAAAATATTCTAAAACCATTGTTGCTAAAAAAGACAGGGTTGGATTGTGATGGATAAGACTGCAAAAATTTTAAAATCTCTTGCTCCAAGAGCTGAGATAAAGACTCCAATAGCTACTGAAATATTCTTGCCTAATCATTCCGGAGATCATTCTGCGGGTCATGTGACAACTCCCGTCGATGATTGGGATATTGCTAATAAAAAATATGTAGATGATCATGCGGGGGGAGTTTCTGACCATGAGCTTTTAAATCATCTGGCTTATGCTGATGCAGGACATACTGGATTTGCTCCTGCTTTAGGTGCTGATGATAACTATGTGACTGATGCTGAGAAACTTGCACTTCATGCAAGACAGCACTCAATTACATCTACTTCTGACCATACTTCTACTGCAACATCTGGAAAAATGTTAAAAGCTGATGCTAATGGTTTGCCTGTAAATGCTACTAACACAGATACAGAAGCTGCTGCAGCTTATACTCACAGCCAGATTGCAGGGGGAAACTCTGTTCATGTTT